CTATTCGGACTTGAGTGCGACGGGCGCCACTGCGTCCATTGGAGCCTGGTCATCGTCTTTTGCGGGGCCCACGACACTTTCAGCGGTCAGGTTGGGCTGCCCAAGGCTATACATCACTTCGATCACGTCGAGGATCGGAAAGCTTCGGCGGTCCTCAAACTGCTGGGCGAGAAAGCGATCCGCGTTGCTCGGAAGAGCGACAGGCTTAGGCACTTTGGCGTCCGCCAGCAAGAACTGCTTGACGGCGAAGAAGGAAGAATAGAATGCCTCCATAAAACTGGCATCGTATGGCAATGGACACAATACAAGGTTGTTGTCATCGTCCCTCCGGGGCGACTCACCAAGCTTCGTCTCGGGATAGATGCCGAGCCGAATTCCAGCTGCCTTCTGGAAGTCAGACTTGTTGAGCTTCAATGAAGTGCCAACCCAACGAGACTCGGAGGAAGAACCTAGGAATAGATCTGCCTTCCACAATCCCTTGATGCTGGACGGAAGACGATCACGGGCCTTGGTATCACGAAGCGCCTTTTGGATCGTATCCCACTGCTTTTTCAACTTTGCGGGTTGCCCCACCTTTCCTGACAAGACCCTTGAATCGTTGGTGATAAGACTTTGCGACGTATTTATAAGCGAAATACTTCCGGTCTTCTCAGCTCCAAACAGAATTGACTCCGCACCCGTCTTAATGCCACAGAAGTCGTTTAAAACGTTACTCAGAAGATTGTAGACATTCTTGTCTTTTGCGACCAACGAATCGTGCACGGCGTATTCAAAGCAGATTCCGCAGTCGCCACTCCCTTCCCTGTACTCACGCGCAAGATCAGCCAAGGTGATTTTCTCGTATCCGCCAAGCCGTTCCACGCGCTCCCGCTGTAGGGCAAACAAAACACCCTTCAGTACTGGCAATGCCAGTGCAATCCGCGCGCGTGCGAGGTCAGATACGTCAGATACCTGCAGTTCCTTCTGTAGCTTCATTCTCTAACACCAAGTTCAGAATGGTAAGGCTGGGAGCATACCTGAGCGTTGAGGCTTTAAGGACAGTTGGTTCAGGGAGCGGCAAAGGTGGCATGCCAATCGCCCAAATGGCCGCATCGGCATAGCGGGAACCTTCTCCGCTCACCAACCACGTAGATCGCGGATCCCCGCCCGCAGCCAGGCCTTGCGTGCATCCCTCGCGCGAGGCTTGGTCTCCGCCGGACGCTTACGCGGCTCCAGCGCTTCCTTGATGCGCTCAACTTCCTTCGTCCCGGCCTCAGCCAGGCGTCGGGCCTGTTGCTGCTGCTCGCGGGTCGGTGGCAGGCCCGGCAGCGGCGGTTCCGGCTGGATCGGGGTGCTGTCCGTCAGCTTCGCGACGGCCTCACGAAGGGGCAGGTCGGGATAGAGCCTGGCTGCGCACCAGCGCTCGGCGTAACGCTTCGCCTGGCGGACATTGGCGGCACGGACTTCCTTCACCTCCCACATCTTCTGGCCTTCCATCCACAGGCGCACGCCAGGACCGCCATCGGGGGTGACGCTGGCCGTCTCCCGGCCGTTGTACCAGAGCGCCCAGCGCTCACCCGTCTGGACCCAGCCAGAGGGAATGGGCGCGGTGCGGAAGCCTTGGTAGCCGTGAGAGGGACGCATGGCCGGAAGCATACGACCGGCTGTCGCAGATCCTGCGAAACTCCTGGCGACTTGCCTGAACCGTTCGGCCAAGGTGCCGGCGTAGCGCTGCTCATGCGCCCCCGAGTTGAGCTGCCTGTGGCCCCGGGTCCGGCAAGGCCAGAATGCCTTCCGCACCAAGCCGCCGCCATCGGGCAACAGCGGCCTCTATGATCAGGCTGTCCCTACACGCCCTGGGCACGGCAGGCCGCGCTACGCTCCGGCCATGTGCGGCCGATTTGTCCAGCTCCCGGTTGTCGACTTCGGCCAGCCCGGGCTGGCTGACCTTGCCCCCGGCCTGGCCGAGATCCAGCCCAGCTACAACCTGGCGCCGACGCAGCGCGCATCGGTAGTCCTGGACCGAGGCGAAGGTCGGCAGGTCACCCGCCTAGCGTGGGGCCTGCTGCCGTTCTGGGCCAAGGCCAAGGGCCTGCAGGGCTCGACCATCAACGCCCGCATCGAGACCGTGGCCACCAAGCCCGCCTTCCGGTCGGCTTTCAAGAAGCGGCGTTGCGTGATCCCTATGGCTGGCTACTACGAGTGGTCGGTGAACCCGGAGGATGGGAAGAAAGACCCCTGGTTCATCCACGCCACCGGACCGCTGCTGGCCGCTGGCCTATGGGAGGACGCCAGCCCGCTGCTGCCCGAAGGCAACCTGGGCACCTTCACGATCATCACCGGCGACAGCAGCGGCGTCTCCGCCGACATACACGACCGCATGCCGGTCTGGCTGCAGGCCGGCCAGATCGATGAGTGGATGGCCGCCAACCCCGAGGACGCCATGGCGATGCTGCTGGCAAGCTCGCCTCCGTCCATGGAGGCGTATAGGGTCAGCCGCGCGGTCAACACACCACGAAACAATCGCGAAGACCTGCTCCAGCAGGTTGCATGATGTCTACAGCAGGGTGGCCTGGCTGTCGTCCCAGCTCTTGATGATCAGCTCCCCGAACTTCTTCCCTCTCCCGTGTCCGCCGCCGATGGTGTAGTCGAGCTGCAACGGCACCATGTCGAAGCCGGCGAACACCTCCCGGATCTGAGGGTGATCATTGATGGAGACCACAAACCGCCCAGCCGAGCTGCGCATCAGCTCGGCCATGGCTTCGTATTCCGCGAAGGGAAACTCGACGCCATAACCCTCGGTCTCCCAGTACGGCGGATCGAGGTAGAACAGAGTCCCCGGCCGATCGTAGCGCCGCACGCACTCCTGCCACGGGAGGCATTCAATCACGGTGTTCGACAAACGGAGATGCACCGCGCTCAGCTCCTCCTCGATGCGCAGGAGGTTCAACCGCGGACCTCCTGCGGTGACTACCCCGAACGATTGACCTTGCACCTTCCCCCCAAAGGCCAGCTTCTGCAGGTAATAGAAGCGCGCAGCACGCTGAATATCGGTCAACGTCTCCGGCCGCTCCATCTGCGCCCACTCGAACATCTGCCGCGATACCAGGGACCAGCGGAACATGCGTACGAACTCGTCCAGGTGATGCCGCACGCAGCGGTACAGGGAGACCAGCTCACCGTTGATGTCGTTGAGCACTTCCATCTGGGCTGGATACGGCCGCATCAGCAGTGAGGCGGCGCCACCAGCAAACGCCTCGACGTAGCAATCGTGGATCGGGAAGTGGGGATACAGGTGCTTCAGTAGGCGGCGCTTGCCGCCAGGCCAGGAAATGATGGGCTTGGGCATGGTTTCTCAGTATTTGCGATAGAGGAAGCCGACAATCCCGCCGCTCTCGCGAGGGCGACGGGGCCACGGCCAATGCCAGGTGCTGAGACCACCTGTGTTGCGGCGCTGTCTGGATGCTTGCAGGCATCTGGGCAGCGCCCTGTCTTGCTAGATGGTGACTTCCATCACCGGAAGGTTGGGAGCCGCCTCGACCAAGCGACCACCGCGAACCCAGACGTTGTATGGGATGGCCTGCTGCAGCTGGCCGAACGCCCGCATCTGTACACCGTCGTACGTCGTGAGCGTGCTGGTGCCATCACTGTTGTGCGCGGTGACGGTCGCCAGCAATCGAGGGTTACTGCTGACAAGTTCGCCAAATTGATCCCAAAGGTCAGTCCGCATCGCTGTAGTGCCTTTCAAGGGTTACGGTCTGCTCGATCACCACTGCCTGCTGATCGATCACAACATCAACGCGCAGTGACTCGCACTGCCCATGCCATCTCCCCGCAGCGCCAACGACCTCCACCAAGTCCAACGGCATGATAGGACCGACCTCACCTGGTCTAAGCGGTTTGGGAAACAGCGGCATGGTGAGGTCGACAGCGGCTTGCTCACCGCGATCACTGAGGATGTTCCGACCGCGCTCGGCGCCGGCAGCAGCAACATTGATCAGCGGGCTGCTGACCTGTTGCGCGAACAGCTGACCTGCCTCGCCGTCCTTGCGCACTTTGCAGGTGATGCCCTTCCCCGGCAGCTCACCGGTGACCACCACCGCATCGTACAGCGGCGCACTGCGCATCTGGAGGCTCTCGGTAAGGACGATGTCCTCCTGCACAACGTGGTCAGGAGGTGATTCCCGCCAAAGCCACGGGCTGACCGGATAGCTGGCCCGGACTCGCAACATCGGCTGGGCCGGGTCGGACTGCACCACCGCGCCACTTGCCCCGGCCAAGCCACTGATAGCATCGAGAGGCGTGTTCGCGTCGTAGAACCAAGCACCGGCGGGAACGATCCAGTCGACAGTTCCGTACTGGCTTGTGAACCCCGTATCGGCGAGCTCCTCCGCCACCAGCTGCGACACGCTCCGATCATCGCCGGTGACCTTCACCCGAGCTGGCGCGTAAGGCGCAGCGAGAAGCGCAGTGCGCGACCGGCCACTGAGGCGTACCGCCCCATCCGCGAACTCGCGCTGCTTCTGATAGCTCTCCACGATCCCAGTCCAGGCATGGCCGTTGAGCACAACCTCGAACTGGCGCGGGCCCGCCGCTGTGGGTTTCAGGAGATCCAGCTGCGCCGGATCGGCAAGCTCAAAGTCAAACGTCCAGCCCCACGCGCTACGGCCCGATTCCAGGGTGATTCTTGTTACTTCGATCGGCATTCGGTCCGGCAGCCGTACGAATGACACGGTGTTGATCACGACATACGTCCTTCGTTGAGGGCGTACCGCGTAGCACGCGACAACGCCGAGATTGAGTGGAACGATCCCGAACCCACCAACCACAGGGCATCCAAGATTCAGACCGACCACGTTTCCGGCCGGCCAACCAGGCTCGGGATCAGGATCGGGCGGAACTGGAGGCCGCACGATCCACGGAAGTTTGGCTGCACTACCCCAGCGCAACCGCCAAGAGCGGGGCAAACGATCGCCACAGCCCCAGGTCCCCTGCCATTGGCTTCGCGCTGAGTTGCTTGAAAGCCAACGCGCCTCTGTCGACGCGCTCACCTGCCCCTGCGAACACCAGCGCAAAGCGCCGACCACGCCGAGGATGCCTGGCGTGCCCCATCGGGACAGTAGCGACACGCTCTCGAAGTCCATGGACCGCCACGGCTGGGCATTTGACCTCCGAAGAATGCCCTGCGAAGTCCGCCACCGCAGGGTGCCTCCACGGCTCAGCAATGGAGTAAGACCCCACCCCATGGCTGTGGCTCTCCCCTGCAGGCGCGGCGCGCCACGCCAGCCGGAAGAGGTCACAATCGATGCACTACCCGCGCCTCCCCAACCAACCAGAATCATGGCTGCGTGCGGGCGAGCTACCGACCATGAGAGCGAGGAACTCGTCCGAAGGTAGGCGCGCTCCGGTTCCGGCGGCTCCTCCGTCCACCAGTCGACGCCAAGATTCAGCCCGACCAGCGCACCGCCCGCCGCAGCGGGCGGGCCCAGGTTCAGCACTACCCTGTTGCCCAGCAGGTCCATTCGTTACTCGCGCGCCGCCGGCGCAATCCAATCCTGGATTGCCGCATTCTGTCGCCCCAGGTCATCGAAGCCGATGACGGTGAAGCGGAATGCCGGGTGGAGACGATCGACTCTCCACGTTCCGTCGGCGCGGCTCATCGTGGACGCCACGCAGACCCCACTGCCGCGCTCAAAGACCATGATCCGGCCCTGAGCAGGCTGATTCAGAATGCGCAGCCTACCGTCTGGCTCAGCTGGATCGCTCGTCTTCGGCGCCTCACCGGCGAGGTAGCCGGGCCCCGCCCACGCCTGGCCAGAGGAACTTCGACATCCAAGCAGTACCGCAGCACGGGGCACGTTCCAGGTAGCCCGTGCCCACCTCACACCGTATCGCGTGGAAGGAATACTCATGACTAAGCCCATGCGTTGGTGATATCGATCAGGATCTGGCCGGTGTATGTCTCGCTGAAGCCACCCGCAAAACTATCGACCGTCACGCACTTCGCCAGAAGCTGAGTACCGACCGGCAACCCATCCACATCGGTAACAACGGTCATCTCAGGGAAGGGCCTGCGATGGATCGGAGCAAAAGCACCAGGCAAAAAGCCGCGTGGCTGCATAGCGTTCTCGAGAAAATCGATGGGCGAGTACAGCAGCCCACCGTTACCTCCATACGGATATGTCGGGTAGTTCGACTGACTACCCAGTGCAACACCGCTGGTAGTGGCAGCTGAAGCCGAGACATACGCGCGAGTTGAGCCAGGAACTCCTGACATCGACCTACCAATGAAAGCTGATGTCTGAGTGTCCGCGCCTCCAAAATCATTCCATGCTCGCGCTCTAAACCCATAGCCAACCGTGCTACTTGCTTCGGAATCGCTTCCTTTGTACGAAACAGTGAAGTGATGCCTATCTCCTGGCTTCATCGACGTGATGTCACCAGCATAGTGGCCGTGCGTGCCTGAGTACCCTTGCGTTCCGTAGTTGCCGCCAGTGTCAACGAACAGGTAGAAGAACCGCTCCGTACCGATCGCGATCCAATGACGGAGTGCGCCGCTCGCGACGTTGGACTTCTCCCACATTGATCCACTCGTTTTGAGGGCAGGCGAGGGGGTCGCATCCTCCCCCGTGTTCAAGTCGCTCATGGACGAGTACCCACGCAGCAACGCCGATCTTGCAGCCGTGTCATCCACCCTCAGAAAGTAGCCAGTGCCGAACGCCTGGGAGTTCTGATAGGCACGAATGTTTACGCCGCCGAATCCCTTCTTCCACCCGAGGCCGTCCTTTCTTCCCGCGCCGACGCCATAGCCATCGACCAGGACGGCATCGAGCAGCGCGATCAGTGCGCCCGGCACACCTGAAAGCAGCGGAGCGCCTGGATCGGTGCTTCGATAAATAGTTGGAACGAGACTCATGCTTGAACTCCTGCGACGTTGCCAATGACCTGGAAGCGAGTCGAATCCACGACGCTTTCAGGTGTACCTGGGAGCGTGGTCCGTACCAACCAGATCGGCGCCAAGCCGCCGACTGTGTTGAAGCGAACCACATTGTTGGTAGACCACCCGGAGCCCCAGCCTGCTCTCGGAATCGTGAAGTAGGGGCGCCCCGTGCGCGGATTGGTAGGTGCGCAATCAGCGGTGACCGCCCCTGCCGTGATCGTGCCGACCGTCTCCCCCATCACCTCGAACGTCGTGGAGCTGTTGAAGCGAATCGCCCACCGTTCAGTGATGGCATCCGCGTTGGTAACCACCAGCGGATAGTCGGTGTCGTTGAACGTGCCAGGTGCGGCGCTGCCGATCAGCAGGTCGCTCCACACACCAGTCCAGGCTGCCTGGTCGAACAGGTTCACCGTGCGTGCCTGCAGGTCGAGCGACCCGTTGGCCTCGCCAAGACGCAGGGCCGCGCTGATCATGGCCTCCCCAGCGGGGAAATCATGCGTAAGCCCACTGTTGATCTCGATCTCCCCTGTGATCTGAGGCTGGACCACAAGCCGGCGGTCCTCGACACGCTCACTGATCACGATGGGCAGGGTATAGGCGGACAAATTCAGGGGGTCGCTGAAGGTCAGCCGACCCAACGCGAGATCCACGACATACCAAGCGCTGTCGACCGGCGCCCCCTTGGAGTCCCTGACCTCGACACCGGCGATTCGCGTGCGGCCAAAGGTCACAACCTGCCCCGCCTGCGGCAACGTGATGCTGTGCTTGGCGGTGTGATGAATCAGCACCGTTTGGCCGGGCTTAAATGCCGGCACACGTCCATCACTGGGCAAGCGGACCGACGACAGGCCGATTACCACCTCGGAGAGCGGAATGGACCGGTAAACCACCGCTCCCATGTAGATTGAGCCGGCTAGCACTAGAGCCGGGCGCCAAACCTGGTCGCCTTCCACTTGGCCGGGATCGAACCACGGCTGGCCTTCATTACCGGCGACCGGCACCAGTTGGCCGAACTTCACCTTCGCAACGCCACTTTCCCAATCCACGTGACCGCGGATCTGGGCGCTGATGATGTCACCGTTGATGTCAGCTGTCGCCGTCAGCAGCTCCCCGTCCAGTCGGTTGGCACGCAGCGTGAACATACCCGGACGAAGTGGTGAGCCTGGCGCGCGGAAGAAGGAGTACGCCACGCCCGGGTCAGCGATCCGGGTCAGCAGCGAAAGCACCTGTACGGTGTTGCCGCCGCCGGGCTGCCACTGAGTCAGGTTCACGATACCCGACGTGTAGTCCACAGTGCCGGCGTAGACACCGGCACCAGTCTGTGGGTCGATGCTGTGGTACAGCCCACCGCTGCGGTCGATGTAGGTCCTACCACGGAAGCCAAAGCGAACGCTGCCGGGCACAACGCTATCGCTGATAGTCGGTGTCAGCTGCAGCTGCATGGCGGGCAGCGGCAACGATTCCTGCGCCTGCTGCGAACTGTCCCCTGCAAGCAGCCACGCCGCCGACATGATCGTGCCTGCCGAGAACTGTGAAAGCACGTCCAGTCGGCCGTACCCTACAACTCTGAGCCGCCCGGACCTGTTCTCGTACTGCGGATAGGAGACCTGACGCACCATGAACTTTCCGGCCTGCACAGACACCGCGCCGGTGCTGTAGTTCACGGACCCGAGCACAGTCGTGGATGCGGTGTCGCCCACTGACACGGCCACGATGTTGCCGTTCCCATCGTCCTTGGCAACAACGCGCATCGGCTGAGGAGCAGAGGTCAGGTCGTCCCGATCACGGGTAACGCTGACCAACCAATCGAGAAGAACGGAGCCGGCGCGCACCGGCCCCTGCGGCAAGGTGAATGAGACGATGCCTGACGCGTCCGGTACCGGCTGCGGAGCAGCATGTAGCGGCTGCCCCCAATCGTAGGTAATTGCCAGGCGACTGTCGGCATCCGGCAGGGTGCCAGGCCGCAGCGATACCTCACCCGTCGAGTACGCAATTGACCCGCGCACCTGACCGCCGATCAGCATGCCGCCCACCCCATTGTCGGTGACCGCGACGTCTGCACCACCGATCCGCAGGGTCATGCTGACGGTGCCCGGGACAGCCGAGCCCTCGCCCAGAACGAAGTGCAATGCCGGCGGCTGGATGGCCGCATCCCCGACACGGGATTCAGCGATCACAGGCGTACCCCACGCGGCAATGATGCTGCTTTTCAGATCGGGCAACGCACCGGCAGTGAGCACGATGGACCCAGTCGAATAATTGACCGTGCCACTACCCTGCCCCGGCTTGCCAACAAGCTGCCCGCGACCATTGTCGGTCAGGCGTATCCAGCGACCGAGTGCCCGGTAGTCGACGATCACCGTTCCAGGTGCGGGCAATGGCGTGGCTTGGATCAGCCACACCATGCCCTGGTTGTTCTGGGTCACCGCGATCTCATCGGTAAAGCCCTGCATGGGGATCGCGCCGGCCGGGGTCGCCGTGACACTGATGGAGGTTGCGCTCGCACCAGAAGCATGGGTGACGGATATCACGCCCGCCTGATAGTCGACCGTTCCGCCCCAGGGCGTGACCGCCACCGAGGTCAACGATCCGGAACCATCGTCGGACAGCTCCACGCTCCCGGCAACTACCTTCACGCTGCCGACGGCCATTCCTGTGCCCAGGTAGCGGGTGACCGGCACGCCTGCCTGGAAGCTGGACGCGAAGTTGAGCGCCAGGCTTCCCGCCGCGCCAGAAGGAACGAAACTCATCATGCCCAGACCGGCAAGCACGTCGCTCACTGGGGTTTCAGCGGTAGACGTGGGTACGATCGGAACGTACGGCGTATCCACCAGAACGGAGAGATCGCCAGGCTTGCCGGCAGCAGTAAGGCGCTTCACGCTGTGATAGCTGTTGGCGTCCACCACGTTCGTCTCGTAGACGCGGGTGGCCGGCTTGCTCGCGGTGTAGCGGACGACTTCCTGGCCGTAGAAATTCCGCAGCAGGGCATTCACCAGCTCAATGACCAGAACGTCCCGCTCGAAAGCACCCTGATCGTCCGTGAAGGTTCGGGTCGTGCGCGAGAGCACCGACTTCACCCGCACGTACTGCTCGCCCTCATCATGCCCCGAGCTGGCGGGCGTCAACAGCGACAGGTTGTCATTGATGTCAGGGCTTGGCGCATCTGCTGTCGTGTACACCAGCAGCGTCATCTGGCCGATGAAGTGGTTCCCCATCAGGATGAATCGCGACTCGGTTCCCCGGGTGATGTAGCTCTCGACCCTGTTCTTGGCGTCCAGGCGCACATCACTGTAGGACCCCGTCGCGAACATGCTCACCGTAACCTTCGGGTCAGACGGCGGCTCGATGAGGACGCCGATAGCATCCTTCAGCAAATCAACGTTCGAAGTGTCCACGTGCACGAACATCTTGCGCAGCGTGGCACGGCCGGTCGTCCGCTCTTCATCGCCGATGTCCGGGAAAAGATTGTTCATGGCGCCGTCCTGAACCTCTGCCTGGATCATCCGGCCACCACCATCCGGATTGTCTGTGAGGCGCTGCGACTGGCGGAGCTTGATGTCGGTTGCGGAAATGGGCATTGATTACACCGTCATGAGGCGAAGAGTGATTGAGAAAAGGTCAGAATCCAGCGCAGGAACGGCGAAGCGAGTGGGCTCGACCTCGATAGCCGGGCCATCGACACGACGCCACCGAACCTGGAAGGTGCGATCGCCGCCGTTATGGGCAGGCATGACCAACTCCAGAGGCGACAGGCGCGCCTCGCTCTCACTGGCCTGCAGTGCGCGGACGATTGGCAAGGCAACCACGCCGACGTACGCAGTGCCGTCGCGGGTTGTCTGCAACGTGATGGGGCGCCCGGCCTGCCGTGCGGACTCCTGCACGATCATTGCCCCATTGAGGCTGTTTCGAACCTGCTGCCCCACCCTCCATGCCGTGAACTCATCGGTCCACTGGAGATCAGCCGGCAGCTCTATCCCGGCGAGCAGAATGCGGGTCATCAGCGCCGTCCCCTGACCGAAACCGAGCGGCTTTTCTGGACAGCCGTCAGCACCATCGGCGTCACCAGGTTCGCGATCCTCTGGGCCTGCTGAAGCTCTTGGGCGGTCGCCCCGGCCACCACTTCTTTGCTGGGCACTTTCCAGTCAATGATCAGAACTTGTTCCTTGTCGGCGCCTTGCTGTATCCGCCCCGCATCGAGCCTTGCCTGCGCCTCCGCCTCGGCCTGAGCAGCCCTGCGCCGCTCCTGCATCGCGTCAGCGGCCGCACGATCCTGCTCGGCGCGCTTTCTTTGCACCTGGGCTTCCAGCGCCGCGACCTCCGCCACCTCCTGCTTGCCGAGGTAGTCATACTGATACTCGAGACGGCTCTTGGCCGAGGAGGCGAACTCGTCCTCGGTCTCAGCCAATCCCTGAAGCTCCTTCTTGTATTCGGCCAACTGCTTACGCTGAGCCGTGACTCTGTTCAGGGCGTTCGCGAACTGTTGCAGCGGATTCGGCCCGCTCAAGTTGCGCATGGCCTTGAGCGCTGCGTCGGAAACCTCTCCGATGCTGAACGCCATGCTCTGCGCAGCTTGGCCCGCCTTGCCCATCTGCTGCCCCGACTGCTCCGCGCGGTTGCCCAGGTTCTCCATCTGATTACCTGCCTGGGATGTCTCTTGAGCCAACTGCCCTACCGCCTGCGTCCCTGCCTGTGCCCCGGACTGAACCTGTTGCATCGCAGATTGGCCGCTGCCGCCCATGTCCTTCAGGTGCTGGCCTGTCTGCAGGATCTGCCCTTGGACCTGGAGCTGGGATTCCACCTGTCCTCGGCGCCAATCGTCGCTGTCGGCCACTGCTGCACGCGCAGTGCTTGCATACGCTTCGAAGGCCCGGCGCACGTCTTCGATGCTGGCTTTGCCTTGCGAGGCACCGCGTTGGATCGCCTCAAACGCTGCCTTCGCCGAATCACGGGTGTTGTTCAACGATTCTTGCGACTGGATGCCGAGGCGGGCGAACTCATCCGCCAGGGGGTTCACCGAAGCCTGGATGTCACGAATGCGGGCGTTGAGTGCCGCTGCAGAACGCGCCGCCGCGTCGAACCCGATCTTGCCCTGCGCGCCGGCTGCTTCGAGCAGGGCGCCCAAGGCCCTCGCCTCGTCCAGCGTGGCGACCTTCCCGAGGGCTGCCTTGAACGCCTCTTCGATCTGAACGCCAGTGGCAACAGCGCTCTCGGTTACGGCACCGAACGCGGCGATCGCGTCCCGGCCGGCACCGGTGAACTGCACCCCCAACCTGGACGCAGAGACGCCCAGCTTCTCCATCGCGGCAAGCAACGTCGTCTGCAGCACAGCGGCTGCATTGGCAGCACTTTGAGGCAGCGCCTCAAATGCCGCCTGGGATGCAGCCTGGAATCTCGCCAACTCCTCACCGGAGAGCCTCCGCAGTGATTCCAGCAGCCCATCCCGAACATTGCGCTCCGCCGCAGCGCCCTGCGATGCCACATAGCCCAGCGCCGTGCCAACGGCGGCCAAACTACTCGTATCAGCAAAATTTAGCCCCGCCATCATCTTGCTGATCGAATCGGTGGCCAGGCGCGCATTGCTCTGCACGCCCTGAAGCTGTTCAACCACCAGCTGTGCCGCGCCCCCGATACCACTCTTCATGGCATCCGCAGCGATGTTCACTGCCTTGGAGAGTCCTGCGTACCCTGTAGACACGACCAGCAGGTGCTGCGTCACAAGGCCAAGCTCCTGCAGCTGAGCGGCCGTAGCAACGCCCGCCTTTTGCTGCATCAGCAGGAATCCCTCCTGGGCGGTCAGGTACTGCTCAAGCCCAGCCAGGCGCTGCGCATAGGCTTCCCGCTCAGCCTGCCCCATTCGAGCGACTTCCTCAGTGGTCTTAACCACCACGTCGCGGTACTCAATGAATGAGACGGCCTGGCGGCGAAGCTCCAAGGCGGAGTCCCGAACCTGGCTGATGTACGCACGCTGCGCCTCGCCGGCTCGCTTCAGGGCAGGATCGTGCTGCTTCCAGATGTCCTGGGCAACAGTCTTGAGCACGCCAAGACCACCCATCGCGGCCTCCAGCCCCAGGACCGATACCGCGATCGGAACCGCCTTCGGTAGGCCCCTGAGCAACAGCCCAAAGCGCCCGATGCCAGAACTGCCGGCGGCAACTGCAGCGTTGTTTGCCAGCTGCGCGCGCGTGGTCGCAAGCAACGCCGCCCTCCACGCGTTCAGCTGAAGCAACGCGCCTACGACCTTGAACTGAGCATAGGCCGCAGCCATGAGGCCAATTACACGCGCATGGTCGGCCACCCATCGTGTAGCACCCTTGACCGCCTCCGCCATCCCGATAATGGCCTGCGAGGTCTGCTTGGCCCAGCGGGTAAGGCTCCCATCCTGCGCCAGACGATCCAGTGTCGCCAGAAGTGTCGTCAGCTGATCCTTGAAGTAGGCAAGCACGCCCTGGTCCGCGACTTCCTGCTTCCAGTCCTTGAAGCGATCGGTGGCCTCCTTCCAAAGGCCCGCGATCGTTCCGACCTTGGCTGCCGCCGCTGCGCCACCGTAGGACTCGGTGAGAAGGTCGAGAATGATGCTCTGCGCCTCTGCAACGCGACCGGTTGCCTCGAGGTTCTTGATCAACTCCTTCTGGCTGTCGGACAGGGTGAAGCCTTGCTTGCTAAGACTCTCCATCGCCTTCGATGGCGTCTGCAGCGCCTTGCCTACGATCTCCGCCGACGACTCCAGTGACAAGCCAAGACGTTGTGCCTGGTCAATGGTGATCTGCATTGCGGCGGGGAACTGATCGCCGACGATGTTGGTATAGGACAACATGCGCACCATCGCGCTGTTGACCTGCCCTCCGTCGAAAAGGCCAGTCTGCAGTTGCTTACCAAGCTGCAGCAGCTTTTCAGCAGTGAACTCACTGCTGCGGCCAGCCGCCTGGATGGCGGCATCGAGCTGGTTGACCTCCTGCTCCGCGTCACTACCTTCCTTGATGATCGACTTAATGCCGTCAACCACCCGGTTCAAGCCGACAAACGCGATCGCGCCGGCGGCAAGGCCCTTCAGCTTGCCCAGCCAGCCTGCCGCGCCTTCGGTTGCCCCGGCCAGGTTCGCGCTCCCAGCGGCTGCGTCGTCCGCGCGCTCACGGTATTCCGCCAGAGCCCTCTGCGCTGCGCGGGTCGTGTCCGCTTGCTTGCGCATCGCGGCGTCGCCTTCCGCGAGTTGCTGCGTGCGACGGCGGTTGGCGGTCGCCTCATCGCTGACTGCCTTTGCCTGCGCGCTCAGCGCCGCAGTGGTACGCGCCGCCTCGGACCGCAGACGCTGCTGGCTGCCGGCCAGGTCAGCTGTGCTGACCCCCAGCGCCGCCAACTCCGAATCTGCCTTGCTAACTTCGGCCCACTGCTCGTTCAGCGCCTTCTTCAGGCGCTCCCCTTCCTTGCGCAGATCGCGCTGTGACGCCAACACCTCGCGCGACGGCTTCTCCATCTCACCGATGCTGAGGCTCAGCTCAAGCGCCGCCCGCTGGTTGGCGTTGAACTCCCGCTCCAGCTCGCCCAACTGGTCCAGCATCGCCTCAAATGCGTCGGCTTTTGCCGCCGCCGAGGTCAAGCCCGTCAGGGAATCGAGCAGCTTAGAAGTCTTTCCCGCCGTCTCGACCGAGACATCACCCAGCTCGCCAAATGCCGAGCGCAGGTCATCCACACCTTCGCGCCCCTGGGTTTCAATGACAACCCTGATTGCTTCTTCCAGCCGGTCAGCCATTGCTCTTTCCATTGACGCGCCACTGGCGGCGCAACTCAGTCAGGTACGTGGTGTGAAAACGTTCGATCAAGCGGCTGCGCGCTGCGAGAGCCCGGCTGTTACCGTCAGCGCCTGAGAGCATCTCGAAGGGGCTTGGGCCCCGAAGAATCCGAACAGGGCCTCGCCCCGCCCGCTTCTGGGTAGCGCGGTCCCAACTTCGCACTCGAATGGCCCTTCGGCCCTTGATTGTGGCGATGAACGCTCCGTCATAAGTTCTGGACTCGCCGAGACCGATGCTGGCCGTTGCGCCGGCCGATCGCCTGCCAGCCCAGCGGCCACCGAATTCGAGAAGCGAGATTTGCCGGGTACTCGCCCAGATCGAAAGGAAGTCATCCCTACCGCGCTTGCCCGTCGAGTAGCCGCGCTCACCGGTCTCCACGCGGTACTTCCCCCTCAGCGCGGCCGCGCGGATGTTGTAGGACCCCCGCACCTCTTGCGTGGTCGCAGGGCCTGCCCGTCGCTGCAGGCCGATGAAGGCCCTTTGCACTGACAGGTCGTAGCGGTTGAGAACGTCGCCAGCAAGATTGGTCAAGCCATGGAGGCCCTTCGCACGGCGCCCGCTGACGAAAAACTTGAGCAGGTTGTTGTTGCGATTGGACGCCATGGCACCCTTCCTGGTTCGAATCGGGAGGGCGCCGTGCTGGCGCCCTCCTCATGCTGGAGTCAATCCGGCGATCAGCCGGCTGCCAGCGCCGCGATCTTGAAGGTGTACAGGTCGCTCTCGCCGGCCTGGAAGATCACCGGGCCGGTCAGGGTCACCTGGATGGGCTCATCACTGAACCAGTCCACGTCACCGTCCACGGTCAGGTCGACGTTCGGGATGGTCAGCAGGCCCTCGTCACCGCTGATGCGGTCCTGCATGTCGCCCAGGATCTGGAAGGATTTGCTCGGCGTGGTGCCACCGCTGATGGCGGTTTCCAGGTACGCGTCGTACTTGTAGTTCGCCACAACGGTATCGCCCGCTTGCAACTGGCCGCCGGACTTCGGAATCAGCAGGCCGTGCGCCGGATCGAGGGTGTAATCGGTGCCCTTGACCAGATCGACGGCCCCCTTCTTGAAAGTCGGCTCGGTGTCGGCCAGAAGGAAGTTGTGCGGCAGCTTCACCGGCGTGTCCACGCTACCCACGGTCACGGAAGCGTCGGTGGCTGTGCCGGCGGCAACCTGGGTGGCCACCAACGTGCCGTACAACATGCGGGCCAGGATGGCCGGCGGCACTTCCAACGCGGTGATCGAAACGCTGGTGACGCCGGGGTTGGAATCCTTGTGGATGATCTGCTGATAGCGCGCATCACGGCGCTTGCTCTTGATCTCCACCGAGTCGCCGGCTTCGTAGCTGAACGTCAACGACGACTGCTCCAGGGGCTGATTGCCGAACTTGTCAGTGGGCTCGGGAATGACGGGAATCCTGGCGCCGTTCGCGCCGTGCTCCCAGAAGCGCAGATCGCCTGCGAATTTACGGACCTTGGGCTGTGCCATGGTGGTGATTCTCCTACGGGTTGGGGACGGGCTCGAAGGTCTCGGTCAGACCAGCCCGCGCGGTGATCTGAGCGACGACAGCGGAATGCCCTGCGTCGTCTTCCAGGGATGCCATCTGGGTTTCAAGCAGATCGAAACTGGTAATGCCCTTGGGCAGCGTCTTCACGTTGAACGTGAGCGCGCGGATCAAGTCGTGCCTGGCACGGTGCACAAGCAGCCGCGGATTCGCGAGGTTGCTGGTACGCGGGACTTCGAACTCGATGGTGATCGCGGCATCCGAGGTAACCTGCGCGCTTCCACCACCACTTCGCGACAGTTGCCTGACAGAGATCAATGTGGCCGGGCCCTCGAAGTCTTCATCAACTTCGCTGTCGTCAACGACGATCAAGCCGGTGCCGATGTCGGTGCGGAAGCCAGCACTCTCCCGGATCAGCTCCACGCGGCCCCGCAGGAACTCGACCAGCTGCCAGGACAGCGGCTCGGCCAGGTCAACCACGGTTCACCAGCCACCGGCTGCGGGAGCCGTCGTCGCTGAGCTTCTTGCTGTTCACGAACACCTCCACGCCAAGCCCGCTCCCTGCTACTCCCACTTCCAGGCGGTCGCCCTGCTCTGGCTCAACATCAGCACGCAGGTAAGCGATCTCGACCCGCCCGGCAACGAACTGACGAAGCTCTCCGATGGTCTCAACGTCACGGGCGATGTAGACGCGGACGTTTGCCGTCACAGCACCGTCCTTCTTCGCTGTATGCGTACCAATCGACGCCATGCCGGCAACGGCGAAAGCTGCATGCAGGGAAGCATCCAGATCCCGCAGGAACTCGACTTCGCTCACTTTGAACCTCCCGTGCAGAGCAGCGCGTATGCCTGCAGCGCCCTCACTTGTGCGTCGCACTGAGCTGCGGCGCCAATAGCTCTGCCCGCACTCTCAATTCGGTCGTCGGCTCGACCATCAGGCTGGCTGGCGGCAGCGGCGGCTGCGGACAGCTCGGCGGTGGCGACGACCGCTTGCCAGCGCTGGTGCAGGCGCTGATTGCCAGCGCGGAGATCAGCGACAAGGCGATCAGAGTCTTTCTGTGCATCGTCCTTTTCCCTTTCATATGTGGCAGCCAGGCGATTGGCTGCTTGAGCACTAGCACGCTCCAGCGCCTGCACAGCGTTTGCATCAGCCAGTGCTGCCGCAGCGGCGTCACGCTCATCACGAGCTTTGTCTCGGGCAGCCGAGGCGATGTCGGCAGCTCGGTGCGCCTGGGCAACCGAACCCCTTTGCCAGATGACCAGGGCACTCAAGCCAAGCAGCAGCGCCAGAAGCACCCGATTCATGACACAGGCTCCTCGACAGGCGGGACGACTACTCCCAACTGCTTCAGAGCTGACTCCAGCGAGATGACGCGAAGCCTCAACCGATGAGCGTCCTCCTGCGCCTTCATGCGCAAGCGAACCTCCTCGTTGTACTGCTTCACCACCTCCGCCTGGGAGGTCTCCAGGGACTTCACCCGCTCAACGAGCCCGTTGAGCAGATCCACATTGGCATCGGTTTCGGTGCGCTCTTTCCGGCGCGCCAGAATGGCACCCCACGTCTCCCTGAGCAGCCACAGCGCGACTGCGCTGGCAGCCAGCCACCAAGGAGCGCCGTTTCCGTCGACGCCCCCGATCACTTGAGCGCCTCGGCGATGCCGGCCGCAACCACGTCCTTGCTCCAGTACATGCCACCGTTCTCATGCTTTGCGATGGCGGTCGCGAGGCGCCCCAATGTCACCGGGTTGTCCAGGCGAATGACTTCGGACGGCGACACACCTACTGCAGTGGCAACCTGCTGGACGTAGGCACCGGTGTCGTTCTCCACAGGGGGGGCCCAGCGTCCGATGATCTCCTTCACCGTGCGCAGGCCGTGCTTGCGCTGGTAGGTGAGAAGGGTCTTCCCCAAAGCACGGAACCCGGCCTGCGGAGTCAGGAACACGCAGAAGCGCTGCTCGCGGGCGATAGCGGCGACGGAACGATCCTCACCTTGCCACGGCGTGCTGGTACGGTCGATGTTGCCAGGATTGTTGTTGCGTACGCCGCGCGGCGTGCTGGTGGTGCCCATGCGATTCCCCGTTGTCGCTGTGGAAGAACCGGCACCGCTCACGCCACCTTGGCATTTCTGAGCGGTGCCGGTCTGTTCGGTTACGCCTTTGTGGCGTTGCCCGGCGAGAGCCGCACCTCGGCCGTCGCCTGACCGGCGGAGCCGGCAGCCCAGGCAAACGCCGCACCAGTGATGTCGCCGGCAGCAGCTGTCGCAGCGCTTCCGTCGAATGCCTTGGCGCTTGCGCTCCACAAGAGCTTTTCACCCTGTTCGAAGACCGCCGTCTGCACCTTCGGCAACGTGAACACGCCACCCAGGGCCACGCTACCGGTTGCACCGACTGCGATGTTGACCAGGGCAACCCCCAGCTGATGACCGACGACAACCGCCTGACCCGATGCAACCTGCTGTTCGGTGGTGTTGGTCCAGGGGATCACGTCCCCATCGGATACGAAGTTCTGTGCCATGTCTCAGTGCTCCAGTTGGGGATCAGCCGCAGCGCTGCACGCCGCGATAGTCGAGGGCAGCGATGCCGAAGTCGAGGCGAGCCTTCCAGCGCACACCGTCGACGGTGAAGCCTTCCTCGTAGTCAAGGAAGGGCTCGGTGATCCCATCGAGGAATGCGACCTCGATGGCCGGGCAGTCGTTCGGATCGGCGAACAGGTACCACTTGTCGTCCTTGATGCGCGCGGTGTCGACGATGTCGCGGAAGAGACCCTGCACCGCGTTCGGGCGCTGGAGCTTTCCCTCAGCGTCCGGGTCGTACTCGGCCTTGTTGGTGACACGCGCGGCACTGCCGAACTTGGTCGGACCGAGCCAGAGTGCCGGCGACAGATCCAGCACATCATTCCCGCCCACGTCCTTCTGCTGGGCCAGTTGGACGCGCATCGCGTCGACCGAGGTGACGCTCGGCACTGCTGCCGCCAGGATGTTGCCGTGGTCGGCGTGGAACAGCGTCTTGTTGGAATCCAGCTTCGGATTGCTGGCGAGGAACGCATACGCGTCGGCCTCAATGGTCCGCTTTGCGGCACGACCGAAGGCGGTCGCCAAGCCGAGGAACGCACCCAGGTCGTCGTTGATGATCGCCTGACGCGTCAGGTTGATGGTGTTGCCCTTGGTGCCAGCGGTGATCGTCGCTTTCTCGCCGTCCGGGATCTTCTTGTTCTTGAACTCGCCAGCCTCGGTCAGCTTGTCCAGGTTGCCAATGCTGCCCACGCGATAGCGCGAATGCTCGCGGAAATCACTGACGGTGCCGGTGACGCACCAGCGGGACCAGGTGTCCGGCGCAACCGCGTAGGCCGCCTGCAGCGCCTTGTGCATCGTGCTTTCGAGCAGCACCGGGAAGTCACTACCGCTCTGCGTGAACGCGCGGCCGACCAGCTCCAGTTTCGCCATGCCATCGGTGCGTACACCGCAGCGCTCCAGGCTACGACGGGCCAGGTCCATCAGGGTCAGGCCGCGCACTGGATTGTCACCGGTGAGCGCGAAGATCCGCTTGGTTGCGGGATCGATCACCTGGGCTCGGTGCAGCAGCGCATGCGTCACAGCGGAGCGCTGCAGATCCTGCTCGTCCTCGGTGACGCTGATGCGGTTGATGTTGCCGCCAGCAGCGGCGTCGCGCTGCTCCAATGTGGTCAAGATCAGGCCACGCACGTGGTCGACCGAGTGACCAGCGCGAATCCAGCCAGCTGCATGCTCGGTCTGGCCGTGGCGGGTTGCCAGCTCCACGATGTCGGCTGCGCGCGTGTCACCTTCCGGAGCCTGAGCTGCGGCCGGCGCTACCGGAGCCGGGGTGTTGTTGATGGGTTCCTGCTGGACCGCCGATTCGGCGGCGCGGGCGGCGGGCTGAGGCATGGTGTGCTCCTGCGACGATGCGCTACGGGTGAATACACAGGGGGTCCCCTGTGCGGGTTGATTGCTGCGGGTACCTGCTGCCGGGTCTGCCGGCACAGTGACGAAGCTGATCTCGCTCGGCGTCCACTCCACTGCGCGGTAGATCGGCAAATCACCGGGGTTGACCGCGCGCTCGATCTCATAGCGCTGCACGGTGTAACCAACCGAGATATTGCGAATGATTCCGGCACCGATATCGGCGATTACGCCGGCCAGCTCCTCGCGACCGGAGAGACGGATAAGGGCGTGGCCTTCGCCATTGGAGAGCCAGGCGCGATCAACCACTCCCATCTGTGAGCCGATACCCCAGGTGTTATGGCTGTCCAGGACCGGAGCAGCGCCAGACGACAGACGCTCCATGTTGCAGGCAGCCTCATCAACGACCAGCTCCTCCCAGTAGTACGTGTCGTTCCACCAGTCATAGCGGCGCACTCGGGTACCGGCGGTCCACTGGAGTTCGATTGTGCGTGCCTCGCTATCGAAGCTGGTCGGCTGCAGCTCGGCCTCACGCAACTGCGGGGGCATGAGGCGTGTCGTACCGTCCTGCGTCAAAGCCTGGATTGGCTGGGGCATGGTCATTCCTCGTTGGTTGTTGAGGCGTCGACCAGGCCGGTCCGGGCGCCACTGGATTGAAGGAAAGTCATCAGACCGAGGGCGCCGGTCTCTTTCATCCGCTTGAAGTCCTTGCCCATCTCGACGTAGACCGCGTCCGGGTCGTAGCCACGCCGACGCAGCGCTTCACTGGGTGAGTTGAGACCGGCGCCCATCGCTGCGATTTCCGACTCGATGTCCTGCTTGGGGTTGACGTAGTCCCAGCGCGGCGTGCTCCAGTCGGCAGTGCTTCCCGTGGAACGCACCCCACCGCCAAGCGCAGCTGCTTCGTCAAACCAGCGCCAGATTGGCTTACACATCTGCGGGACTAGCACCAGCCACTGCATCTGCTCGCAATCACGACGGAACTCCATCTGCCGGATGCGGGCACTGGAGAAGTTCACCTCACGCATATCACCGGTGGCCGACTCGTACGGGACACCGATGCCAGCAGTAATGATGTGCGCGTTAAACTTGCAATATTCGACGTAGCCCCCTGCCGGCTTTGGCTCGACAGTCTGGAAGGCTGTGGCACCAGTGATGTGGGTGACTCCACCGCTGGGCAGTGGCCCAAGGTCGGTGACCTGGTCGCGATCTGCGCCGAGCTGCGAAGGCCCGTCATCGTCCGCGTTGGACATCGAGTCGATGTCGCCACTGACGATCACACCAAGCCGCGCTTCCAGATTCTTCCGCGCCAGCTCGGCGTCTTCGTACAGCATCAGGTCGCGCACTCGCGCGATCACCGGGGCGAAGCGCGTAATGCCGCGTCCCTGCCCGGGGCGGACGGGGTTGTAGAGATGGATGATGTCGGATGCCGGCACCAACGAACTGCTCAAGCGTACCGAGCCACGCACAGCCTCACCGGGATGCGCTCCGAACAACCAGTAGCCGCGAATCCGACCGATCGCGTCGTACTCAATGCCGTTGATGATCTGACCACCGCCCGACGCAGACCCGTTCTTGTTCCCGTCCAGCCAGTCGATCTCCAGTACCTGAAGCTGCAGCGGGACTGCGAGACCGTCCGACTGACGCCTGGTGCGGCGGCGAATCATGACCTCACCGTCCTGCTCCATCGCGCGATACGCGGTAGCCATGAGTCCGTAGATGTCCGACTTTCCATCAGCATCCGCCACATCGGCCCAGCGGCCCCACAGGATGTCCAGCGCGGTAGCGTTTGGGCCTTCGGCCTTGGGAGTAATACCGGTCCCGATCGTTGCGCTCACCAGCACCTGGAGGGACCGCGCGCAGTACGGAACGTTCTGCACCAGCGCCCGAGCGCGGTTGCGCAGCTCGCGGGCGTCTGCCAGGTGATCGGTGTTCGCGCTGGCCCCCGCCCTACGAACACGCCAACCGTCAGTGCGCGAGGCGCCCTCGTAGGCACGTACCGCATCCAGCGTTGCCCTGGCGCGGTGACGCTTCAGGGCTGCCTGCGGAGAAATGGCGCCGATGACCCTGTCCAGCAGCGAGGCCGCCATGTCAGAAGCCCCTCAGCGTCGTGAAGCGGTAGCGGCGTGTGGCCGACTTCCGTCGGCCAGCCGTCGTGACGGCAACCTCAGCTTCCATGCGGTCCAATGCCGTCAACATGGCTTCGACGGACTGATACGTGATCTGACGATCACCATGCCGAACGGACAACTGACCGCTGGCGATGGCGGCCTTCAGCCTCTGCACATCGTCTTTGGTCCAGCTCATCAGTGAGGCATCCGCGAGATCATGGATGCCAGTTTCCTGATCAAGTGCGGGTGAGTCTCGGGGAACTCACCCGCACCCCCTACTCATTGGCGCAAGGCTCATCAAGCAAGCGGTACAGCGTCCGTCTGTCAATCCTGAACCTCCTGCACAGCGACCGTACAGACTCCTGTTCCTGCATCCCTTTTCGGATCTCATCCACAGGGTAGGCACTGATCTGCATGCTGGCAGGGATGTACAGGTCCTGTGCTGGGTACTCCTCGACAAGGTAGGCCACCACGGCCTCCACTACGCTGCGTATATCGTCGCTGTCACATCGCAGGCGCAGCGCGGCGCCGATCGCGAGCTCCTCCGTCAGCTCACTGATTCGTACCTTGTTTCGGACCGTGTTCCTGCTCACCACTGCCTCCCCGTGCTGCGAGGCTGCGCGGGACGTTGCCGGCGAGGCAAGCTCGGTGTTTCACGGGAATCGGTACGCGCGGTGTGCTCAGTCACTTCGGCGGGCGTTTCGCGTGGAACGCTCACGCTAGACGGGCCGGCGAGCCTCTGTTCCAGCAAATCCCAATCCGCACGGGTGAAGCGGTTGATTCGAACCTCTGGGTGATGGGTCGCAGCGTAGGCATAGACCCATGTGTCCAAAGGCTCATTTCGAGTCACTTTCTTCTCAAAGCGGTTCTTCACAGGGTTGTAGACCTCAGACACCAGGCCCGGGAAGAACTCTTCCGGCAACTGGTCGCTGAGGTGGACCATCCGATTCTCGGGCTTGCGCTCTGCATCAGCGGAGAGGCGGCTGTAGAGGTAGTGCTTGGCTGCAACGGTACCCACGTGGTTGATGGTGATGCCGCGCTTGTCAGTCTTGCCCTTCCAGGTGACGTCAGCCAGCTTGCCCTTGGACAGCACGGGAGCGTTGTTGGGTACAGCACCAAAGATGCACATTGGTCGGGTGATGCGCCGCTGACGGACGTAGTTCTTGACGGCCTCGGTGCGGTGGCCACCAGCGTCGATGGCCACTGCCATCGGCCGGAGCAGCGCGCCATCTTCGCGCTCAATTGCGCGGTTGAGCACATCGGTCAGGGCTACCCACACCGCTTCCTCGGCTGGATCGCCCTGCAGCTCCACATAGTCCAGCGTCCATGCGGTCATACCCCGTCCCCAGCCGACGACGTGAACAGCAAGACGGTTGTCCTGCGTATCCACACCGACGGTGATAGCGAGCACACCTTGCGGAGCCGAGCGAAGCGCATAGGGCTCGGCACGATCTTTGATGACGTTGTGCTTCACTGCCCGCATTGCCGGGTCTTCCCACGTCTCGGCCAGGCGATCATTGACGAACGTCTTTAGGGAAGCGGGATCGCCCTGCGCCTCCAGCCATTCCTTCACCAGGTCCAACCAGCGCGGCCCCAGGCCGAACTGGTAGTAGAGGCAGTTGATGGTGTAGCCGCGAATGGGCGAGTCAGGGTTGGCCGCGACCCAGCGCCCGTTGGCGATCATCTCGGTCTTGAAGTGTTCCTCGATGGCGACGCCGCACTCGCAGCACGCATACCATGCGTGGCTCTTGTCGGGCGACCACACCAGGCCACTCCACTGCAGCGCCTGAAAATGGCCGCAGTGGGGGCACGGCACGTGATACCGGCGCTGATCGCTCTTGTCGTACAGCTTGGCAATGCGGCTGAGCCCGGCGATGCTAGGCGTGCTGATGTACTGCCGCTTGTAGGTCGTCGGGAAGGACGACGTGCGGCCGTCCAGCATCTTCACAGGATCGTCGCCCGTGGAGAGCTGCTGCGGCGCCTCATCGATCTCATCCACCTGCAGGTACTTCACCGTCGAGGACTTCAGGCGCTGCGGGCTGCCCATGTGCTCCACGAACAGCTGGCCGCCTGCGAAGTCCTTGAACGTGCGCTGGTTGGCGCTGTCGCGGCTGGCAGTGCTGGTCAGTGCCTTCTTGACCGCTGCGCACACCTCGATCATCGGGTTGAGTTTCTGGGCGATCCACTTGTTCATGGACACCTCACCCGGTAGCGCGTACATCATCGGCCCTGGCGCATAGTCCATCCAGTAGGCCATGGCATTAGTCGCCAGCTGGCTCTTGCCGAACTGGATCGGGAACATGCAGACCTGGTCATGTACCGGGCTGCGGGCGGACATGTTGTCCATCGGCTCCCGCAGCGGCGGATTCCGATCCGTCACCCACCGGCCGGGCTTGCTGCCGCTCTTGGTGGACAAGCGCATGTGCTCATCGCACCACTGAGACACGCTCATGGGCCGCCGCGGCTGCAGCGAGCGCGCCAGCACCGACGCCAGGCAGCTCTGTGCCTCCATCATTCTGCAGCCTCCGCCGCCTTGGCCGCCAGCGTTCGGAAGCCCTGGCTCAGTTCCTCCAAGGCATGGCTCACCTCATCCCAGACCAGGCGCCGGCAACCGGCCTCATCCAGCGCTGCCGCGAGCTGTGGCGCCAGCGTGTCGGCCAGACGTTCCATCGCACCCCGGAACGTCGTTGCATGCTCAGCGAGGAACGCCTCCACGTCTGCGCGGGGCAGCAGCAGCCCCAGCTCCTTCTGCAGCGCGATGTGGGCCATGTGCGCGTCGGTCTCGGCCTTGTCAGCCAGCGCCTTGGCCTTGCGCGCGGAATCCGGTGTTTGTGGGCGGCCGGGGCGCGATGGCCTGGCATCGTCGTCGTCACCGTCCTCTTCATCGTCGTCGATGTCGGCGTCGAGGGCATTTGCACCCTCCATGCTCCCCACCAGCGAGCTGCCACGCTCATCTGCGTGGCGCTGGGCTACGCCGGCATAGACCGGATCAGCGGTGCGAGCGTAGAGCTCCAGGGAGGCGTTCTTCAGGAATCCCTTGCCGCCAGCACCCACCACCACCCTTCCCTTCTTCCTGAGCTCGACCACGTAGGACGGTTTGCAGCCGATCAGGGAGGCCAGCTCTTTCCCAGTGATCGTCACGTCATCCTCAGCCATTGCTACCCCCTACTCCATTTCCTTCGAAGACCGTTAAAACGGAAAATTGCGCGCGCGCGAGCATGTGCGGGCTGTGCGGCGGCGTGTGCGGGACGCGACGAGCGCCAGATTGCTGTGTCACAAGGCGTGTGCGGCGTGTGCGGGATGTGCGGCCACCTACATACGCACGCGAGGCGCATCCTGATGTGGCAGTTGGATACCCGTTCGCGCCCGCGCACGCCCATGTAGGCCGATGCCCGCACGTCCCGCACGCGCCTACTGCTGCAAGCGATTCACAGCAATTCAGTGCCCGCACATCTGCCCGCACATCCCGCACACACCGCACATTGATGGGCATAGGGATCACGCGCGCCCCTTGTAGTCGGAGAACATGCGACGGAACGACACGACCTGGTCACCCAGCCATGCCGCCTCTGTCTTGCCGTCTGGCACGGTGCAGTTGCCGAGCATCAGGAAGCCGTGAGGCCCGTTCACGCTCTGCTCGATCTGGTAGCGCTTCCGCGCTCTGTCCGGGTGGATGATCTGGCGCTTGCGCACCAGCGCGTTGATGAACTTTGGCGAAGGTGCCGGGCGCGGCAAGCCCTCACGAGCGCACCAGGCCTTGTAGACCTCGTACCACTCTTTCGACAGCGCTGGCATGGGCTTTAGCCCCGGGATGTCATCGCCGTAGAGCTCGTCCAGGAATCGCTGAGGGCTATCCTGGCTCAGGCCAATCAGCTCCTCTTTCGCCTGGGTCATCGGCGGGTTGGTGCCATTGGTGAAGCCGGTCAGATCCACCTGCAACAAGTAGTGGTGCAGCGCAGCCGTGGCGCCATTGCGGATTTCGGCCAGCACCTCGGTGTAGAACTCTTGACTGAGCTTGTCCGGCGTCCAGATCACTGCATGGCGCCGGTCATCCTCCTCCAGCACGACAGGCATCGCCTCGTTGGAGAGGAACACCAGGTTCGCGTGGTTGTCCTCCTCGTAGGCCTGGATGTTCTTCGGGTTGATGCGGATGCGATCGCCAGTGATCAGCGCCTTGAGCTTGTTCTTGAGGTGGTACACCTCGGTGCGTGCAACTACCTCATCGGCCAGCAGGAACAGCTTGCGGCTTGCCCAGTCATTGAACTTGTCTTCCAGCGCTGCCTGGTCGAGCACGCGACCGTAGTCACCGTAGAGCTTCATGTACTCATCGAAGAACATGTTCTTGCCGGTGCCCTGCGGACCATGAATGACGATGGTCGATTTCATTTTGGCGCCAGGATGTTGCAGGGGGTACGCAAGCCACTTGACCACCCAGTCATACAGCGCCTTCTGGTTGGCCTCGTTTCCGCACATGTGCCAGAGCAGCTGCAACAGTCTCTCGCAGTTGCCTTCCTGCGGCACGGTCGGCCAACCAGCAAAAAGATTGCAGGTCACCCCGGGCTTCTCGCATGACGGGTCGAAGTCCACTTCCCGCACGCGCACGATGGATCGATCCGAGTGCTCCATCCACGCTCGATGCAGTTCTTTCCGCACGCAGGCATCGCGCATGTCGCCTAGGGCAACCAACATGTGTTCTTTGTGGTCGAACACCGTGCCGCCCTGCCCATAGACCAGCGCGAAGCGCTCGAGCAGCTCCGTCAGCGAATGGATGGGAGCCAAGCGGTCACTCCCCTCGCCCCCGTCGCTGGTGGTGGAAGGCGCGCGTTTTTCTGCAGGCACTCGCCATGAAAGCTCCGTGAGACGGGCCTCGACCTGCGCCCGCACGACATGCAGGCCCTCACGGGCGTGCAGATCGTTGAAGTCGCTGACCTTTCGGCCGCTGTCGATGAAGTGCTCACGCCTGGCCGGCTCATCGACAAAGACGGGTTGCAGCACCGCTCCGCCCACGTCCAGCGCTGCGGCCTCGGCACCGAGCAGGCCGGCATTCGACGCGCCATGTGGCTGCGCGCACGATGGGCAGAATTGCGGATGGTCGGCAAGCACCAAGCGGCTCTTGCAGTGCCGGCACTTCTGCAGCACGTCGTCATCGGCGCACAGGAGCATCCTGATGCCGCGATAGCGCTTCGCCAAGGCCGAGGCGACGGCCAGCATGTTGCCGGCGTCGAACGCCACGGCCACCGGGTAGCCGGTCGCCATGTGCAACGTGGCGGCGGTGGCATAGCCCTCGGCCACCAGCAGGATCCACTGAGGAGTTCCGCCGATCAGGTGGAAGTGGCCTTTCTTGACCATGCCCGCTGGCCAATATTCCTTGGCTGGCTTGCGCCCTGCTGCGGCAAGCTTCGCGCTGCGCAGCACCTGCAGGCCATGCACCTGGCCGTTCACGTCCAGCAGCGGAACGAGTGCGGCGCCCGTGGTGCCATAGCGCAGGCCGAAGCCCTGCACGCCCTTGCTGACCAGGTAGTCGGCCTCGCCAACTGCATTGGCCTTGGCCCAGGCCGACGATGCCCGTTCTGCTGCCCGCTTCGCCTGGGACAGGCGAGCGGACTCCGCCCTGCGACGATCCTCGGCCAGACGGTTGCGCAGCGCTTCGCGTTGTTCTTCGGAGAAGGTCTTGTCGCGCTTGCGCAGATCAACCTTGGTCGCGCCATTTTCGTTGCCGTGCCAGACGCCGTACGTGCCGACGACCAGGACCTCTCCGGCCTGCGTGTTCAGTTCGTGGAGCGCGTACCAACCGCGACGCTCGCGTGACCCTTCGACGCGGCAGCGCACCATGCGCCCGGTGGTGTCCAGCTCGGTGACCAGCAGGCCGGCTGACTGTAGCTGCTGCAGCACATCCCCATAGTTCTCAGACATTCAGTAGTTTCCCGAGCCGCTATCTAGCCAGGAAATGCGCGTCTGATTACCCGCGTCCGAAGTGCCCAGGAAGGACCCATCGCTGGTATCGAGAATCGTTCTCGATGCCAGGGCGGATTCAATAGAGTGGGCAGCACGCGGCCTTTCACAAGCCACCCGGGGGGATGGGGCCGATTCAATGCTTGCGTGGTACATCTGGGTTCCCCAAAGGCAGGCAGTGCTGCCGGTTGTCTTGCTTCTCTTGTCGCCGGCGCATGCGCTCGCGCTCCGCCAATGCTTCGTCGCCTACCAAACCTGGCACTGCATCAGTCAACGCGAGTGCTGCAAGCTCCATGGCTTGCCGCGCAGAAGCGCTGGCTCGGCCACGCCATCGATACTTAGATCGAGGGGCGTGGTGAATCGCCACGTCAGTCCTCAGCTCCCTGCAAACCAGCAGCCCGGCATGCGTTGCGCTCCAGACGGAAGCAAAGCGTGCGTACCTCGCGGGATAGGTCTTGGATGCGATCTGCCTCGGGTACGGTCAGTCGCCGATCCGCCAAGGCGTCGATGCCAGCGCCAGCCAGCTGACCAGTCAACTTGTGCAGCTCCAGGAGCTTTGCCTGGATTGCAGCCAGTTCATCCGGCCAACCGCCTGCGGGCGGCGCTGGCACGTAATCCACCATCAAGCCAAACTGCCCAGCCAACGAGCACACCCAGTCAGTTGCCATCGCCTGGGTACCGACGAAGCGCTGCAGGTACTCGGTGAGGATCTCGGCCATCTCCATCGAGATGGACTCACCCTCGATCCCACGAAGCTTCTTCCGCAACGTCTCCGTGGTGATGGACTTGCCACGGCGTTTACTGATGTGGGCAGCCGCGTCGTGCACTCCACCCGGCGCGCACGAAACTGCATTGTGCAAGGCATCCCGCCAGTGAAGATCAGAGCGAAGGCAGGTCATGCCGCTCCCCCTGAAATACCGAGCATTTCATCGTTCCGCGCTGGGTAGTGCGGCGATCAACATTGCTGCCATGCCAGAGATCATCACGTTCCCTCAGCGCATGCGCTTTCAGGCCATTCGATCCTTTGACGTTCGCACCGGGGCAGGTGGGGTTGTTGCGATCCTGTGGGCGCCTCTGCACTCCCAGCGCAAGAACGGCAATCATCGCCAGGAGGACCACCATCACCCAGCTCTTGCGGATCTGCTGCCGGATTCGGAACAGACGGTAGCGCTGGTGGCCGCGCACCCAGCCGTAGCGAGCTATGGAGACGATTAGCGCTGGGTCACGGGCTGGCACTGGCTACCCCCAGCGATCCGGTGACCCTCTTGAAATAGCCGACGATGCCGCCGGCAGCATCACGCTCCCATCGCACGTCCGGTATCAGCTCGTCGGCGGTCACTCTGCCCCCAAGGGCATCGGCTCGCTTCGCGGCATCCTGGTTCTCGGCCATCGCCGAGGCCACCGCCCTCTCGATGGCAATCGCCACCTCCTCGGTGACACCGTTCTTTCGCCAGTGATAGACGTAGCCAGTCGCAGGCTTGCCGGTCACGCGCCGCGCCAGCTCACTCTGGGTCCCACAGATCGCGATAGCCCGTTGCAGAGGGGTCATGAAGTGCCCGTTCACAAGAATTCTTGCGATAAACTAGCGCAATCTTTCTTGCGAATCAACAGTGCAAGATTGCTTGCATGTTGATCGGTGAAATTACACGGGGCCTGATGGAGGCCCACGGGCTTGGCGTAGAGGCTCTGGCAGCCCGTGTCCGCGCAGCGGGCGCACCCAATGTGAAGTACCAGCACATCCAGCAGCTACTAGACACCCCGACACGCCGCCCCAGGTACATGGTGGAGCTGGCGCGCGCGTTCGGCATGTCGGTCGAGCAGTTCCTAGGCTGGAACAAAGATGAGCCACTGAGTGCGCTCTCAACACCCCGAGCCGTGCAGTCTCAAACCGTGCAACTCGACGCCCCTACGCTCGCCGCGTCGTACCAACTTGTCCGCCTGGCCTGTCTCGCTCTTGGATCGCCGTTCGATCCCGAGGATGCCAGCGACGCTTCGATTGTCATCTTGGCTCACAGCTACTTGACCGCCCGTCGGGAGAAGACAGTCACGCCGGACAACGTGGTCGACTTTACCGCGCACCTGCGGAAGCGCCAGATTTCAAAGGGGGTTGATCATGAAGGAAGCGGCAGCACTGGAAGCTCTCGCGCAGGCACTCGCTAACAAGGTTCGGCAGCAAGCACGGCCGCCCGACGCAACATGCCTGCGCCACTGCCACGCAAATGAACCAAGCGACGCTACCGCCTTGGCATACATTCGACGGATTCGCATGCTCTGCGACGCATTCCAGCTCGCTTGGCTTGTCGACCAGCACCTGGTCCTGAGACAGCGTCTTAGCGACCTATCAATGACAGAGCTGCGCGCCTTGCTCTGCGAAATGGAAGAAGCCAGGGAAGCCATCATGGAAGGCTTCCCCCTCGAACAAACCGGGCTCATCAGGAACATGGCCGCAGTTTTGCCACGCCCTTGATTGCTGCTCTTACGGCTTCCGCCCGTCACGCTCGCGAATGAAGTCCTCCAGCGTCTGCGGCTCACCATCATCTCTGGACGTGGCGACTCCTGCCACGTCCGCCGGCTCAATACCCTGATCCCGCAGCACCTGCCTCGCGAGCAATCGGTTGTTCCTGCGCTGCTCCTCAATGAGCACCCGCAAAAGAGGTTTGATACCGAACACGGCCAAGGGCATAAGCAGCCCCATCACGGCCAGCGCAAGCACGGCCAGCGCCACGAGCCACACACCAAGCGCACCCAGCGTGCTGAAAAACACTTCCATACACCTCCCCTCCCTCCTTAGAAGGCCAGGAGGTTAGCACCCGTCGGGCCATTCAGCTTGGGCCTAAGTCGGCCCAAAGCCAGGGTTTAGGAGGCTTTCGCCGGCTTGCGCAAGCTTTCTTGTTGACTATCACGCAAGTTTCTTTGTAGAGTCCGCCCTGCCAGCTCTGCAGCTGGCGGGCGACCGGCGGGTCGCCACCCTGCCGGCCCCTCCCCTGACCGGCCGTAGCCGCCCCCTCGGCCACTGACCCGCCGGCGCCCTCCTTCAAACAGGAGCGCGCCATGTCTCATCGCTACGCCGATCCAAGCCCCTGCCTGCTGCCGTTGTTGGCCGTGAAGGCCCTGCGGGCCGTGGCAGCACGCGATCACAGCACCGCCCGAACCCTGTGGGTTCGCAGCAAGGGCGAACACAACCGCAACCAGCTGCGTCGCTCCCGTCGCATGGGCGTCGCCAGCCTCCGCCTGGAAGCCTGCTCGCGCGATATGTCTGCCGAGGTGCGGGCATGACCGCCGCTGAGACCGCGCTGGCAACCCTGGAGCGCATTGCAGGGGTGAACGGTGAGTTCGGCGCCGTGGCAGCAGCGACGCCCGATTTCATGATTCGCGTTGGCGAATCCATGTTGAAGAAGCAGTCCATCGACCTTCGCGCGGCCCATGCCCTGCTATCGGACTTGGTCAAACAGGGCGACCGCCTGACCGCTGCATTCCGTGCGCTGGGCCTCGACAACAGCCTGATCAATCGCTCGCGGCTCGCCCGAGAGTGCGAAGAGTCGATGGTTGCCTTCGATGCCGCACTCGCCCGCGCCAAAGGTGGCGCTGCATGAGCCGGCGCCTCCGCCTCGCTTGGGCAGCTGTCGCGCTGTTGGCGGCGGTTGTCGTACCGCTGCGCATCGCCGAGATTCACCAGGCGCATAGCGACCGTGATGCGGCAAAAGCCCGATGGGCGCTTAGCACCTCGGTGAGGGGCTGACCATGCGCCAGACCTCCCGACCGCTCCCCCCTTCGGTGCCGCTCTGCGGCCATGGCCATCATCCGCAAATCGTGACCAGTGAGGGCGCGCCCACCGGCCATCGCCTCGGCACGCCTTGCCCGCCATTGCTGCACATCGAGTGCCACCGCTGCGGCATCGCCACCCGCCCGGTGCCGCTGGACAAGGCCGCGCTCGCCGAACTGCGCTGGACCGATCCCAGCCTTTCGCATCTATGCATCCCGATCTCCCACCTCGCGCGCCATCGCGGCGAGGTCTTGGCCGAACTCGCGGCCGAAACGCCTTCCACTCTCATCGCAGCCTGACCAGGAGACAGCCCATGCAAGCCCCACTTAAGCCGAAGGAAAAGGCTGCCCTGATCGCAGCCTACGGTGCGCCCAACTTCACCCTTCGCCGCACTGCGTTCGGCTTCGCGCCGACCAATCACCCCGAGAAGGTATTCACGCGCCGGCTCATCAACTGGCTACATGAGCGCGTCCTCGTTCGCTTCGATGATCGCGACCTCCCGCGCGCCGTGACCCTGACCGAGCGCGGCCTGGTTGAGGCGCGGGCATTGGTCGATACGGCACGCAACCAGGCGCTGAGCGCATGAGCGTGCCAAGTGCCCTGCCCGTAGAGCAGCAATTTTCCACCGGCCACCAGGGCGAGTCGCTGGTGCTGATGGTCTGCCAAGGCTGGCTGTGGGCGGGTCTCTACACCGCCGCACCGCGCGAGACGCTGCTGCGGGTCGCGGCCAGCGCCAGCCGGAGCGTGGGGGTATCGCACCACTCGCTCTCCCTCGGCGGCGTCACGTTTTCCCTCAACCGACTTGCCGCACAGGCCGCGCACCGCTGGCTCGACCGCCAGGGCGTGCGCGTTCGGTCGATCTCCCCCATCAACCGCGCTACGCGCCGCACGCGAGGAATCCCGGCATGAGCCGTTCTGTTGTGATCTATGGGCCGCACCTGTGCGGCAAGAACGCAAACGCGCAGGAGCTGCGCGAATACTTCGGCCTGCAGGCCGTGATTGAGGACTGGGATGGGCACAGCACCTATCCGTTGGATAACACGCTGGTCCTGACCGAGAACCCTGACGCTGTCGCCGACAGCTCGTCCAAGGTGATGCACCACGGTTGGGCCATGCGCGAACTGCTCGCAGAGGCCCGCGCATGAGCGCCCGCCCACAGCAGACCGGCCGCGCCGCTGAAGTGCGCCAAGTCCTAGCCATGTTCCCGCAAGGCGCAACGGTCGAGCAGATCAAAGTCGCCGGCCGCATCAACAGCACCCACCAGGCCATCGGCTACACGCTGAAGGGGCTGGCGCGCAGCGGCCAGGCCATATGCCACCGCTCGGGCGTGCGCGGGATCTGGCGCTTGTCCAGCCACACCCAACATGCGATCGCCCCCCTGCGCGCGGTTCCTGCTCGAGTGCAGCCGACCTGCGCAGTGGGGCCGATTACAGGCGTCAGTGACGCGGCGACCACGATCCGACACCGGGAGTTCGACCGGCAGCAGTTGGCCGACGACCTGGACGCATTCCTCGCAGCCGGCGGGCACATCGAGGTGCTGGGGCACACGCCGCTTCGCCCGCTGATGAGCCGCCACGCAGCCAACCACGGCAGCTATGCAGAGCGCATGGCAGCCCATGACATCGCCTGAGGCCCGCATGAGCAACGAATCGCGAGTAGCGAAGGTCACCGAGCCTGGCGGATACAGCGCAACCAATGCCAATAGTCAGGCCCAGCAGGGAGCGGGCCTCGGTGGTGCCGACCATGCCGCAGCGCCGGCCCCATCGAACTCAGACACTCACCTTCATCTTAATGCCAGCGACTTCACCAGCATTCTTGCACTCAGCGATGACATCTTTGAGGTCGCCTTCAATGACCTTAAGCCGAGCAATCATCGCAATGAAATGACCGTTCCTATGTTCTGTTGGGCCAGATGTGTAGTCGTATGCGAACGACTCCAAAGATCGCCCCATTCCCATCGCACGCACAAGCTTACTCGCAAGCGGCTGCCCGAGTACATGCAATCGGTCTTGGAACCTGTTGCATACCGGAAAACCAAACTGTCTCATTCCTTCGAATGTCCATTTTCGCAGGGCAGTATCCTGCCTGAAGTCCGCCCATCCACGTCTCTCAATCTCAGCAACAGCCCGCTGCGCTCTACGCTCGGCAGTGGAGACTTCCTCCGTGATCCAGACGAGGATAAGCAATCGCTCATCCAGCTCTGTCTTTCTGCGCGCCTTAGCCTCATCTTCCGCAACAGTCAGAGCTGCTGCAGTAGCGCGGTTTGCTGCCTCTCCCAGCTTGAGGGTCATCCAGCCCAAGAATACAGATGCTCCAAAGGCTGCCAAGGCCACTACCGCTGCGACAGCAGCAACAGCGACGCTCCAAGCGTCCCACTTCGGCAGGCAGCTTTCACTCAAAAACCAGCAAGGACTCAACGCATCAAGGAAGTCCATCATCCCTTGCTCCCCCCTCAAAAGAATCCGATTCTGCCACGCCACGCGCTACCCCATACCGTTTCCGATTGTCCGTTGACCGCAGCCAAATTGCACACGGCCACAGGGTCTAAGCCGATCCTCGTGGCTTGCGAGTACAGCGACACGGTGGCATCGGCATTCCGCGCCTTCGGCTTCGACGCCTATTCGTGTGACTTGCGCCCCAGCGAAGGCGACCCGCGATGGCACATCCAGGACGACGTGCGAAACCACCTGCAGGCTGGGCGGTGGTTGGCGATGGTGGCCCACCCCTACTGCACCTTCAACCGGCATCCGAAGTACCCGAACCGGATGCGTGACTTCTTGGAGGGCGCACTGCTGTTCGCTGACTTGATGGCCGCGCCCGTGGAATTCATAGCTGCTGAAAACTCAAAGCCGCACGGCTTGGCGATAAGCGTGTTGGGCCGACCGACGCAGACTGTGCAGCCCTACGACTTCGGCAGCCCCTTTACCAAGGGCGCCACGCTCTGGCTGAAGAACCTGCCAGCGCTGGTGGCTACCCACACAAGGGCGCAGGTGATCGAGCAGCACGGGGAAATCGTGGCGCGCTGCCATCTCATGCGGCCAGGTCCAGACCGTGAGAAAGAGCGCTCGCGGTCAGACCCCGCGATTGCTGCAGCGATGGCCAAGCAATGGGGCGAGCATATCCTTTCAACCATGGCATCCAGGCGTCCTTTTGTCGCTTTGCAAGTGGAGCCCACTGGACGGTCGCCGTCACGATCATGCTTGACCAAAGGAGGCGCGGCTTGATCGGAGACGTTCTCCAATTTCAGGACCTCCAAGAACTGTGCAGGCCCGGCGAGCGCCCGCGGCTCGCGACCGTAGAGGCGTGGGCGCGCACTTGTGGCATCCGCTACAAGTACGACGGTAAGGGCGGCATCTGGACCACCGCAGCAGCAATGAACGCCGCTCTCGGCCTGCAGCTGGCATCAAACGACGCATATGGGACAGACGTAATCTGATGGCACCCCGACCGCGAAAGCACAACCCGTCCATACCGCCGCATATCGACCAAGCGAAGATCCCCAAGGGCGTTTACTGGGATGCGACAGGACGTGGGCGCTGGTACATCTTCGAAACCGCAACGGGCATTGATGGCCCCCGGAAAGCTCGCCGAACGGTTGCGGGTCCGAAGGCCAAGCTTTCCGAGTTGCACGGACTCATGGAAGCCGGAGAAGGAACCGGAACCGTTGAATGGGTCTGCACTCAGTACCACGACAGCGCCAAGTTCAAGGGACTCGCGCCTGGCACACGTGCGGACTACGAGTCGGCGCGCAATGTCCTCGTGACCTACCCCACGAACCTGGGCGTGCCGTTCGGCAAGCTCCAAGTCAACAAGCTGCGGAATCACAATTTCCAGCGCCTTGTTGATCGGATCGAATCGGCAGGAACACCTACCAAGGCAAACAAGGTCCTGCGCTACTCGCGGCTCGTGTTCCGCTGGGCATTGAATCGCGGCATCGTGAACCATAATCCTGCCCAGGGACTTGAACAGGCGAAGGAGCGTAGGCGTCAACGCCTTCCTACCGATGAAGCCTATGCCAAGCTGATAGCGTTCGCGCGCGAACGCTCCACGCGAACGGCAAGGACAGAGGGTTCAGTACCGCCATACCTATGGATGATCATGGAGCTGGGCTACCTTTGTAGACTGCGCGGCATTGAGACGCTCACCCTCACCGAAGCGCAAGGCACGACTGAAGGGCTGCACACCAATCGCCGGAAACGCAGTCGCGATAGCCTGGTGGAGTGGACGCCACGACTGCGAGGCGCATGGGATGCCGCGATCGCGCGCCGTGACTCCATTATCGAGCGCCACAGCCTGCCAGTGCAGATGCGCGCTGACCAACGCCACCTGTTCCTTGCAGAGCACGGCGAGCCGCTGCAGAAGACGAGCCTGGACAGCACTTGGCAGCGCTTCATCCAACTTGCGATCAGCGCCGGGGTCATCTCGGCCGAGGATCGCTTCAGCCTCCACGACCTCAAGCGAAAGGGCGGTACCGACACGGCCGGCAACCGCGCTGAACGTCAAGATGCGCTGGGCGTCACCGATGCGATGATGAAGGTCTACGACAAGAGCGTTCCACGCGTAAAGCCTTCAACGATCAAAGATCTCTAGAGCATGGGATGGTCGCTCTCCCATAGGACACCAAGTACACAAAGGGCGGCCTGAGGCCGCCCTTATTTCACGCTCAACTCACCCAGTACAACTATTCGGACTGAGCCGGTACTGAGGGCATCCTACGCTTTGACCTCTGAGCAGAGGGCTTCTGGGCACTAGCCTTCTGAGCTGCCCTTGCCTTATTCAGCTCATCAATCTTCTCGTCCGTCATTCCAAACTGAGATCGAAGGATCTCCTCTCGGCCGTCCTGCTCATAGTTCAGGCTAATGTCGCGAGGCTCGATGATCATGGTGGGCATGCACGCGATCTCCCACGGCGCGCGCGCCGTCACGCCTGCGATCATGTCCCTCACTGAGGAGTAGATCACACGGACCACGTTTACACCGACTACACCTGGATTAAAGGCAGTCTTGTAAGCCTCGGCACAACCAACGACATCAATGGTGAATGGAGCGAATGCAGACACCTCTATCGTGTACGCGAATTGCTCATCCTTCTGGGTCACAGTCAATGTGGCGAAATGCTGCCCATTCGCCGAGTAGAACACAGCGGCCTCGATCTCGATCGGCAGGTCGCGCTCAATCGCGGCAGCTTCGACATTAGGCGTAGCACGGATGTTCACATCCGTGTAAGTGACCTTTCCAACCTGTAAGGGGCTAGTTCTCATGCAGCCAGACCAAGTTCCGGAGTCGACGCATAGCACACATCGTTCTCCGCGACCGAGGATGAAGACTCGGCGCTCATCCAGCCTGAACGCAAGGCTGCATGCCCGTGAGTCCATGCACCATTCAATGCACCGAAGACTTTCGCAGCTCGTCCAGCCCTGGCTCTATGCATAGTGTTGGCATAGATATCGTCAGGAGTAAAAGCACCGCGCGGATGTGTTCGCAGATGGAACGCAGAAGATGCGCCACGCTCGGAATGGCAGACTTCGAACTCACGATCTGCTAGCTCAATACAAAAGCGTGGCTTTCCGCCGATCGCTTCCACGAAGCGAAAAAGAGTCGAAAGCAGGACATCGTCTCGGGCTTCCATCTTGGACACTGCGGCTTGACTGATCTGCATCCGAGTCGCCACATCACCCTGAGTCAACTCAGCGGCACAGCGCAAGTCAGCAAGCGGGTAGGCAGACACTAGCTCATGGAAACGAGCGTCAATTGAACGCTGAACAGCGAGCGGCTGCGCGGCCAGGATTTCTTCAAAATTCAACGTTGCCATTTTACTTCCCCTGCTTCTTTCCACGTTTGGCCACCTTCCCACGAGGACTGTGAGTAGCTTGTCGGCGCCTCAACTCAATCTCGGCTTCATGCGCCTCGTAGAGCTTCTTCGCCCTGGCAATGTATTTGGGGTACCAGAGCTTCTCGCCAAGTGGGACCTTGTCACCACCGACGAGCAGAATTGCATTCTGTTCAGAGTCGAACGCATAGATGATGCGGAACTGTTTACGCTCAAAACGGATGCGGAGCTCTTTCAGGTTGGACAGGTCACTGTCACGCAGAGTTCCTGAGGCGGGACGACGCAATGCCGGCCCCACCTCGCTGAGCAGCTTGATAGTTGCGAACACTTCCACCTTTTCGTCGGCAGTGAGTCCATCCAAGAACTCCTTCGCATCGGTCGTTACATTGATCGTCCAGGACAT